TCGCTTCGATCTGCATTAATTCCTGCTGCTCTTAGCTTAATGTCTTCGAACGTAGGACCTCCTTCTTTATTATTTTCTTCATCTAAGTTGATACCTTTCAGACTAGCTTGAAACTTTTTGTTCTCGTAGTCTTTCTTTCGCATCGCCTCAAATGTATTTATTAATTCTGGCATTGAGAGGTTTTCTTCTAATTCTTCGTAACTTTTCCAGTGACCTAGAAGAAACAACTCTCCTTCTAAAGCGGCAAGGTCTAGTTCTGACCAGCCAGAACCGCCGCCGCTAGTAGGTTTGGGTCGTCAAGTTTGATTCCACCACATACCTCTAGAATGCGATTAATTGTAGGAACGTCTAGTGCATCTTCTAATGCATCTCTATCTTTAACAAGATCTGGGAGTTGCTTTTCCAATGCGACTGCACATGCATCAATAAGGATTGTTAATGTTTCGTCTTCTGTTTTTACGTCTGCAGTCTTTTGTACTGCTGTCATGAACTTACGTAGTTCTTTGATTGTTAGGGGCTTTAATTTTACTGTGTCCCCGTTTTGCAACGTGATCTCTTCCACGTCATATACTGTAGTAGCCAATTTATCCTCCTTGGATAGTCTTAATTATTATAACAAATACATAATACTAATACAACCACAAAACCCCCGAAAAATCGGGGGCTTTGAGCAATAATATTTAAATTATTATTAAGCTGTCAATACACGGTCAATAATCTTACCATATTCAGATCCAGCATAGTTACCATCTGGAAGAAGACGGAAGGTTACTGGAAATGTGGTTGGGGTTGTACGAGCAAGCGAGAATTGTGACTGTTGTACGGAAAGAACACGACGTGCATAGTATACACGCTCTGTCTTTGTTACAATAGATCCACGCTGTACTGTAGGTGCTTGACCTACAGCGACTAGCTGACGCTCAGTTGGTGCAATACCAAGAGCACCTGCAGCAATACCCAAAGTTGACTTTGATGATGTTGCTCCTGCTGTACCTTCGTTGATAATTGTGTTATCTTGGCTAAGTGATGTGTTATTAGATGGGTCGTCTGCCTGACCGAATACAACTAGAACGTTTTCTAGTGTACCTTCAGACATTTCTGTCATGATCATAACTTCCATCGCAGACTTGAACAGCTTAGCTGTATCAAGCAACTGGTCTACTGTTACTGAATCGTATGTTGGGTTATAAGTGATCTGAAGACCATTATTTGTAAAACCTACGTTACGATAGTAGAATGTTCCAGATGTTACTGCATTAAGTGTATCTGTGTAAGATGTACCTGTTGCAAATGCTGGACCACCATTTAGTCCTGGCTCTGAGTTAGCGTATGTGCTCTCATATCCAGAAACAGTAGAGTCGATGTTCGAAATGAACAATGGCGACGCACCAACGAGAATGTTTTTAGCATTACCTGTTGACTGTGGCATATTTATTTCCACCTCCTGTGAATTCTATAAATTTTTAGCTGGCTAGGCTCTTTCCTCATGTAATCCAATTTTAGGCCATAAGGGGTCAAAAGGCAAATGTTACGAGTATCTGCCTAATGTATCCGTCATCCGTGAATATTTGACCTCAAGGATTACGTCCGCAGAGAAAAATCCCTGAAGCTCCTCTGAAGGAGATGTAGGGGATATATCTGCAATATAAATTGAATGAAACTTAAACTTATTAGATATTCCAGACCAATAATTTACATCTTTGGCTGAATCATCCATGCGTCTAAATTGATCAATCATAAAATTTCTTACTTCATTAATTTCTGAGAAGTCGGTTGAATATGTCGTAAATAGGACCTGCTCTGTACAAATAAGCCAAATATCGTCATAGGCCATTCCTACCTTATCATAGACTATATGCTTCTTCCCGCTCAAAAATTGATTCATTTCAGCAGTTTGCTGAACTGGAACAATTGGGATAATATTTTCATTTAAATTATCTGACCAATAATCGTCTTCGTCAAATATTTTATATTCTACTAATTTTGTCCATATAAATTTACGAAGTTCTGTCATTGCATCTAATTTAAAATTTACTGTCATAGTACTCCTCCAAAGGCATTGTGTAGGGCAGAGTCTGCCTGTAGGCTAATTGTGTTTGGAGTAAATTTATACTGAACACGTTTAATATTTGAAGGTATAGATAGTGCTTTAGCCATTGATGCACCGAATAGCTTTTGAAATCCAGAATTTTTGATTGAATTGTTTACTAGATTGCCAGTAAAGAATCTTGCATAAGCCAATCTAAATTGATTAGTTGCTGCTTTTCCTCCTGGCCTATTTACTGTAACAGACTTTTGCTTAGGCATAAAAATTGTTCCGCCTGGAACTTCAAATACTAATCTTTCTGAGAATCGTGGACGAATTACTACTGGAATTCCATTTTCCATAATCATAGCTTTATTCTTAAATACGTGTCTGTGAACACCCTTACTTGTTGGGACAAGGGTCTTGGAATCTAAAAACTCATAGGATATTCTGAATGAAATACCTTGCTCTGAAATAACCTTTAGCTTAAATAGGCGAGCATTTGGTTGTCCGACACGCTTCCATTCATAAACATGGTGAAGAGATTTAGGCTTTACTCTAGCCTGAGCATCTATATATAATCCAAAATCTTTTTGAATTTGATCAAAAATTGTTTTTGTAAATTTACTTTGAAATGCTTTATTCTTAGTTAATTTAGCAAGAACTTGAGCATTGTAATATACATAAGCAGATACTTGAGCTACTGTGCTATCTGTTAGGGTAGCGTTCTTTGTGCCACCCATTAATCTTTCAAGACCGACGGCAGCCTGAACTAATGCTGTGCTATTGTCCAATTTGCTGGTTCTCCGATCTTATGACTGTAGTATTATATCCAATCAAAGAACCGAATGGGTCTGTAATTGGAGTTGTTCCAACGACCTCAAAAACTGTTGGCGTATCTGATGGGAAATTAATTTCAGTCCAAACAACTACCCCGTCTTGGTTTCTAATATTAGTAACCTTTTCTCTGGTAATTAATTTTTCAGATGTTCTAAGCTGTACTGTCTGTTCATTTTTATACTTATTATCAAATACTTGTCTATCGCTTGAGCGGGTTGTTGCAGAGTTACTAATAACGCCTTTAGCGTGGCAAGCGATTGTTCTATGGAAATTCCACTCTCTTTTAATGGCTCCAGTATCTGGATCTTGAATTTCAGATTGACGATATACGTCAAGCTTCATTGATAGAATTGAGTCTACTAGCCCTGATGACATTAGATTATAACTATCTTGGAAAGAACAAAGTCTTCAAGAAGTTTGTCGGCGTAAAGGTTTCCTGTTCCGCTGTGAGCACCACTTGTATACTTGAAGTCCCAGTCGAATGTAGATAGTTCTCCTATATATTTATTTCGCCATGTATTATCCTTAGCGAAAAAGTCTCTCATTAATTCAATAGCTGCAAGTTCCACATTATCAGGAACATTTGGGTAGCCAAATGAGCCTACAACTGTATATCTGTTGCCAGATTTAAATACTCCATCTCCATCATGAATTGTTGGAGGAACCATGCCATTGGCAGTATATACTGTATTATCTAAAAGGCTGGCACGATTAATTCTTATCCCAAATCCGCTCTCAATAATTTCTACATCATAATTCCAGTTATCAGTGTCTGGATCAGTTAAGTTATCTATTAAAAGAATATCATTTACATATAGCTTGTGTAAATCATAAAGTTTTTCTGGAAGAAGAAGTGTATCTGAATCAGAGCCATACATTGCAAATGTTTCATTATATAAATAAAACTTCTGTCCAGTATAATTTTCTATGTTTTTACGAGCATATCTTTCTGCTGATCTAAGCTGAGAATATGTTTTATATTCTGGATCTGAAGGATCTTCTCCAAAACCAAGCGAATCGATAGATTGTTCAATATCTACATATGGCTGTATAACAAATACTTTATGCTCTCTTACCTGAGCATTTCCGCTAATTTGATAAGACCATCTAAGCTTTAAATCTCTAGATTTATATGTTGCATTAACAGGAAGCGATATTTGGTATACACCAATATCTACTTCCGACTTTTCAGCCGTGAGTGTATACAAAACTGTATTTGGATTAATTGGAGGGTTGGCAGTAGGATCTTCCGTAACATCATAAACAGTTACAACTGGAAGAGCATCTGTATCCGTAGGTTCTCCTCTCCAATAAACTTTATGTTTTACTGGATATGTGGAGCCTATTGATAATTCCATTTTGTATAGGCTAGATTAGTTGTAGTATTCCTGTACCTCTGCTGGGGTAGCTAATCTAAAGCCTTCCTCCTTGTCAAAAATTGCTTGGGCCTTATCTGAAGTCATCGCAACAAATGGATGATCTTTAGTAAAGGTAAATCCCATAATATCATACCTAAAATTAGCTCTAGTCATACGAACCAATACAGTGTCTTTTGCTTGTTCTTTCTTATGATCAAATCTAGGTAGAATCTCGTCTGAATCTTCTTCCGCCTCTTCAATGTCGCTAAGGGTTTTTTGATAGATTGACCATGTTACGCCTTCTTCTGCGAGGGCTGCAATGATGTCTGATTTATTTTTTAGACCTTCTACTTCAACTGCAAAGTCTTCTGCAATCTTTTTTAGTTCAGATACTTTTAATGTCTCAAATGACATATTAATCTCCTATTTCTACTTAAAACAATTATAGCATTAGTAAATTTAAATGAAAAGCCCCCCAAAAATTAATTTAGGGGGCATTTCTTGCGGATCTAAATCCTATAAATTAGGAAGCGACCTTAACGTTCTTAACTACGACCCAAGCGTCTGCCTGCTCAATTTCGACACCTACACGAGTATACATTGTATATTCGATAGAGTCCTTGCGTGGCCAGAAGAAGCGGTAAACGGTTACATCACGCTTGATACCAATAACTACGTTATTTGGGAATGTCAAGTGGATATCTCCGTGATTACCTGTTTCGCCTGAATAGTCGCCATCTTGTGCCTCATTTAGAAGAGGAACTTCAACAATCGGAATACCGAATGCGAATGGAGCGACGTATCCTGCTGGACCGCCGAGTGGCTGAACTTCTTGTCCACGAATAACGCTTGAAGCGATATCCTGTGGAATAGTGTTGTTTGTTCCAATGCTGTTTGCGTACAGGAAGTCCTGAATCAAATTGGAACCAGCCAAGAAGCGAAGATCTGCTCTGCGCTGCTTGTACTTACGTGGCATAGCCTTAAGTGCTGAATTGAATACTGCACGTGATACTGCTGCACCACCTGCGTCAACAACGTGACCGTTAGCCTTAGACTTCTTTACTACACCGTCAAATGCCTTATAAAGTGCATCTGATGTTAGTGCAGTATTTCCATTTAGGATAACATCTTCAATGTCATTACCTGCCTGTGTTGCCATCATACGTGCGATGTGATCTTCTAGATCTGCACCCTCAATATTGTCTTCAAGAGACTCTGTTGAAAGCTCCCAGTCTAAGCGTAGCTTCTTTGTTGAAAGAGAGATCTTAGAGAATGTGACAGCGCTATTTGAAGCGGTGTCGTCAGCTTCAGTTGCAAGCTTCATAAGCTTACTTCCTACGCCAATACGGTCAATTTCAGTGGTGTCTGCTCGCATGCGAACAGTACGAGCCACTTTACCAATGACGGTTGCATCAAACATATAATCAAGGAAGCGAGAGGACTGCTCAGGATTGAGTAGACCGCCATTTCCCTCAGATCCTACGTGTACGCCAGTGGTAGCTGAAGCTGACCCTGTCATAGCTGTAGAAACTGTAGTATTTGCTGCAACTGTTTTTTCTAATGTTTCATTGCTCATTATTTATTTCACCTACCTTTTCAGTTGAAAATTTCGTTTACGGAACCGAGGAAAGAACCGTTCCATTTTGATTTGGATTTGGTTATTACTTCCTGTGACCCGCCAAGGTCAGAGGACTTCTTAATTGCAGTTTCTGATTCAACTGCGTCAACACGCTTTTCTACGCCCTCAATCGTGTTCTTGATGTTTTCTACAGCCTTTGAAAGTGCTGCATGTTGTTCTGCCAATTCTGAAATACGAGTATCTACGCTCTTGCTGAATGTCTCAACTGTGTCTTTAATTGCTGACACTTGAGCTGCGTTTGCCTCAGAAGCCTTGTTTAGTGTCTCAGAGAAAAATCCCTTAAGATCACCTAGCATCTTTGCAAAATCAGGTTCATCAACCTCAACTTCTGATACGTCGGCTGCTTTTTCCAGAACTTCGGCAGAAGCGTCTGCTACTGCTTCTTCTGCAGGAGCGTCTTCAACAGCTGGTGCTTCCTCTGCAGGAGCAGCGGCTGGTGTTTCTTCAACCACAGGAGCAGTTTCTTCTACTACTGGAGTTGTTTCTGTATTTTCTGACACTTCATTACCTCCTTCTGCGTTTGCCTGTTTTGCAATTGTGTTTGTATCAGGCAACGTTTCTCTTGTCTTCTTGAATGAAGCAAGAATTCTATCGATCTCTTTTGCTTTGTTTACATCGTTACTCTCTACCCATCCAATTAAGGTTGCTTCTTTACCTGTTACTGGAGATGTATAAGATGCTTCTGTTGATACGAATACAGCATCTGTATCCTTATCATAAAAAATATTTTCTGTTACTGTTTCTGCAGCAATACCTTTAAACATAAG